CTGGAGCAACAGGCGCAACTGGTGCAGGAGTAACTGGCGCTACAGGTGCTACAGGATCACAAGGAATTCAGGGAGCAACAGGCGCTACAGGAGCAACAGGAGCAACTGGAGCAACTGGCGCAACTGGTGCAGGAGTAACTGGCGCTACAGGTGCTACAGGTCCTGCTGGAAGTGGGTCAACAGGAACTCAGAGAGAATTTAATATTAATATTCCGGTAACAGACTTTACATATAGTAAAAAAACTATAAATTTTAGTTCTACCTTAACAACTATAATTCCACAAAGTACTATAACCGCAGAACTAGATAATTTTACAGACAACGCCCAAGTTTATACATTTGGTCCATCTATACCTTTACGCGGGGTTGCGGTTGGTTCCGGAACAAATACTTTGGCGTATTCGTCCAATGGCATTACATGGATTGGATTAGGAGCAACTATTTTTTCTAGTTCTGGACAGAGTCTCTTGTGGAATGGGACTCGTTGGGTTGCTAGTGGTACCGGAACAAATACTATTGCGTATTCGTCCGATGGTATTACTTGGACTGGAGTAGGATCAACTATTTTTTCAATCACTGGTCGTGGTTTTGCGTGGAATGGAACCCGTTTTGTCATGACTGGTGAAGGAACAAATACTCTGGCGTATTCGTCGGACGGCATTAATTGGACTGGAGCAGGAACAAGTATTTTTTCAGTTCGTGGGCGTGATGTAGCGTGGAATGGAACCCGATTTGTTGCGGTTGGTGAAGGAGCAACAAATACAATTGCGTATTCGTCTGATGGTATTACTTGGACTGGAGCAGGAATGGTTTTTTCACTCGCTGGTCGTGGTGTTGCGTGGAATGGAACCCGATTTGTCGCAACTGGTAACGCACCCAACGACATTGCGTATTCGTCTGATGGTATTACTTGGACTAATGTAACAAGTGGTATGAGTTCGGGTGCTTCATTCGGTATAACGTGGAATGGAACCCGATTTGTTATGGGTTGTAACGGAGCAAATACAATTGCGTATTCAAACAATGGCATTACTTGGACTGGAATAGGAACGTCAATTTTTTCTAGTAATGGAAATTTTATAGCGTGGAGTGGAAAACAATTTGTTATGGGTGGTACCGGAACAAATACAATTGCGTATTCTCCCGATGGTATTACTTGGACTGGATTAGGAGCAAGTATTTTTTCAACTTGGTGTTCTGATATAGAGTTCAACACAACCCGCCAACATACAATTACATTTCCGTCAATTTTATCAGTTATGGGCGGTCAAGGGGCGTCGTCGATAGGTGCGTTGGCTTATTCAAGAGATGGTGTTACTTGGATAGAAACGGGTTCAGGTATTATAAGTTCAATTGTAAAAGATGTAGTGTTTATTGGAACAAAATGGGTTGCGGTTGGACTAGGAACAAATACTATTGCGCAATCGCCCGATGGTATTACTTGGACTGCTGTTCCAAATTCAGCAAGTATTTTTTCAACTCAAGGAAACGGACTAGCGTGGAATGGAACCAGATTGGTTGCTGTTGGTGACGGAACAAATAGTATTGCGTATTCGTCCGATGGTATTACTTGGACTGGATTAGGAACTTCAATTTTTAGTTCAGGAAACGGAGTAGCGTGGAATGGAACCCGATGGGTTGCGGTTGGTTCAGGAACAAATAGTATTGCGTATTCGTCCGATGGTATTACATGGACTGGAATAGTAGCAGATACTTTGACAAATTTTGGTTTAGGGTTTGGATCGGATGTAGCGTGGAATGGAACCCGATGGGTTGCGGTTGGTGGCGGAGACGTAAATACTATTGTGCATTCGTCCGATGGTATTACTTGGATTGGATTAGGAGCAATTATGTTTACAACTTATGGAAGCGGAGTAGCGTGGAATGGAATACGATGGGTTGCGTCTGGTTTGGGATCAACAAATACTCTGGCGTATTCTAGCGATGGTATGAATTGGACTGGAGCAGGAATAACAATTTTTTCAGTTTTTGGTCGTGGTATAGCGTGGAATGGAAACAGATTTGTTGCTGGTGGTAACGGAACAAATACAATTGCGTATTCGTCCGATGGTATTACTTGGATAGGAGTAGGAGTAAGTGTTTTAGTAGGTGGTGGGTTCAGAGTAGAGTCGAATATTAACAAAAACTCTGTATATATACAACACCCAACTATTGCGGTTGGTTCCGGTGGCTCAGTGGCAGTAAAAAATACTATGGCGTATTCAATCGATGGTATTACTTGGACTGGATTAGGATCAAACACTTTTTCTGATAATGCGTATTGTGTAGCGTGGAATGGAACCCGATGGGTTGCAGGTGGTGGCATTGGAACAAATAGTCTTGCGTATTCCAGCGATGGTATTAATTGGACTGGAATAGGCTCAAGTAGTTTAACTTCTTGTCGGGGGGTAGCGTGGAATGGAATACGATGGGTTGCAGTTGGTGACCCAGTAGTAAATAGTATTGTGTATTCGTCTAATGGTATTACTTGGAATAATGCAGCAACAACCCCCTTTTCATCAAACTCATTTGGTGTAGCGTGGAACGGAACTAGGTGGGTTGCTGTTGGTCAAGGAACAAATACAATTGCGTATTCCAGCGATGGTATTACTTGGACTGGAGCAGGAACAAGTATTTTTACTACTAGTGCATACGCAGTAGCGACAAATGGAATCCGATGGGTTGCTGGTGGTGGCGGAACAGCAAATAGTCTAGCGTATTCAAACGATGGCATTACATGGGTTGGATTAGGAAAAACAATTTTTTCAAATATTGCATTAAGTGTAGCGTGGAATGGAACCCGATTTGTTGCTGCAGGTCAAGGAACAAATACAATTGCGTATTCGTCTGATGGTATTACTTGGACTGGAGCAGGAATGGTTTTTTCACTCGCTGGTCGTGGTGTAGCGTGGAACGGAACTAGGTGGGTTGCTGCAGGTCAAGGAACAAATACTATTGCGTATTCGTCCGATGGTATTACTTGGACTGCTGTACCAGGTTCAACAACTATTTTTACAAGTGCTGCCTACGGAGTGGGAGGAAATCCAAATGTAGGAGCAACAATAGTGGATAGTGTGATTACCTTAAATGACAATATTTTGCCTAATACAAATAGGTTAGATATTATGTCTCAAAATTATTATAATACAGGATATCAAAATTTTTCTGTTAACCTTATTGGTAATTCATAATAAATTTATGGGATTGAAGAAATAAAAAGTGTTAATAAATACTTAAAATAATTAATAATTAATAGATGTATTTAATTTGTTATAAAATTAGATGTATTTAATTTGTTATAAAATTTGTAAAAATAATAAAATGTGATATTTTTACAAATTAGTTTTATTATAAACGATTGAATAGTTTATAATATTATTAATATTTATTTAAATGTATATATATAATGGCATTTACAAGATTTCATGATGATCCGGCAAGAATAACAAAACAACTTCAGCAACAAACAGACCAAGAAAGATGGTATTTAGATGTTCCTGGAAATGGTGATAAGCCTTGTTTTATATTAGATCCTCAAATAATTCCTCAAAAATGGGGAGGTAATTTGTGGACACATAGTACAGACATTCAAAGTTCTCTTTTAGGAATAGATAGGCAATTAAATAGAGATTGTGTAGATAAAAATAAATATAAACGTCAAACCTTATATGCTTCTCCAATAGATTATCCAGTATGTGATAAATTTTTAACTACAGAGCAAAGTAGAGCAATAATGCCAGCGTGGACAGCAAGAGATTTACAACAAAATCATGCCTATATTTTACCAAATAATCCACAATTGCATACAAAAATGCCTTTTGAAAACTATAAAAATACAAGAATTTTAGAAAAGGATAATTTTAAAAAAGAACTCCATACAAATAGTCAATGTTATACATTACCAACAGATGTATATAAAGTAAAATAGTGCATAAAGTTGTTTAAATAGTAATTTAAAGACATTTACACCTTTTCTCATTTCCTCGTTGGTGACTTCGGCAAATGCCCCCATTTACTAGAAAGTAATTAGTTAAATATGTATTACAATTAATATATATTTAAATAATAATTATTGTATTTTAGAATGTCGTGCTTAACATTTATCTAAATTTTAGTTAACTTCAGTGGTAATCTGTGACCAAATAATATCATATATATTAAAACAACCGATGCTATCAAAATACTTCTACGTTCAGCAACGTTATTTTGTTGCCCTAATCCGAATATCATAAATACGCATAGTATAATTCCAATTATTATCGAATGTAATATCATCATCCAGTGCTCCTCCATTTATATATACTATTTATAAATTAATTATTCCTAAAATATATATATCAATGTTTATGTTTTAATACTTTTTTTAAAAAGTATATATATAATATGGAATTAGCGATACCATTAGTAGCATTAGGCGGAATGTATGTTATTTCAAATCAAAAAAAATCAAAAGAATCCTTTAAAGAAACCTTTAACAATATGGGAATTAAAAGTAACTTACAAGAAAAAACTCCTGAATCTAGATTTAGTAATTATTTGCCAAATACAAATGTTCCTCCGCAAAATTATCCAATTATGAATAATAAGGAACTAATTGATAATGTTGAAGAATATCCTAATCCTAACGTGGCAACTGACAAATATTTTAATCAAAATATGTATGAACAAAAAGAAAGAGCAGGTGTTCCGGTTAGTAATAATATGCAAGAATTTTATTCTTTAACCGGTGATTATATGTCAACAAATATGTTTAAACATAATAACATGGTTCCCTTTAATGGTGGTAAACCAAAAGGACAAATTTATAATAATAATAATGCTGAAACAATTTTAGATAATTATGTAGGTAGTGGTTCTCAAGTTATAAAAAAAATAGAACAAGCGCCTTTGTTTAAACCTCAAGAAAATGTTCAATGGACATATGGTATGCCAGATATGAGTGATTTTTATCAATCTAGACAAAATCCAGTAAATAGAAATAATATGGTTAAACCATTTGAATCTATTCGCGTTGGTCCTGGTTTAGACAAAGGATATAGCGCAGATGGAAGTAATGGTTTTAATTCTGGTATGGAAGTACGTGATAAATGGTTGCCAAAAAATGTAGATGAACTTCGTATAGCAACAAATCCAAAACAAGAATATGATCTTAATGGATTACAAGGTCCAGCGCAATCTGTTATAAAAAATGTTGGCATTGAAGGAAAAGTTGAAAAATATAGACCAGATACATTTTTTATTAATACTCAAGATCGTTGGTTAACTACAACTGGAGTAGAAAAAGCAGGACAATTAGTTCCAAATTTTGTGGTAAAACCATCAACAAGAAATGAAACAACAACATATCAACATGGAACTCCAAATAGTGTTATAAAAACAGCAAGTTATGTTCCTAAATGTCATGAAGAAACAAAAAGAATTCAATTAGACGGATTTAATGTAGGGCATTCATTTGCGACAGGAACTGCTCCATTACAACATCAATCATCAGACAAAAGTCATAATAGTCATACAAATTATGAAAATAATCGTTCAGTAAATAAACAACCACAACCTTTTGGTTCTGGATTTTCTAGTGCTATTGGAGCAGTAATTAGTCCAATTATGGATATATTAAAACCTTCAAGAAAAGAAGAATATTCTTGTAATATGCGCATTTATGGTAATATGGTTGGTCAAGTTCCTGAAAACTATGTATTAACTCCAGGAGATATTACAAATACAACAATAAAAGAAACTACTCTTTATCAACCAAATGGGTATATTAATAGTCAAAAAGATAATGCTGGTTATTTAGTGAATGAACAAAACCCAATAGCAAATCAAAGAGATAGTGTTAATCATGAAAGTTTTATGGGGATGTCATCTAATCACGGAAATCGACAATATGACGCAGTTTATCGTCAAACTAACAATCAAGTAAAAGAAAAAAGTGTAGTAGCGCGTACAAATCAAGGGAATGCGAAACATTTTAATTCTCAAATGAATGTTACAATGTCAAAATTAGATTCTGACAGAGAAAATAACAGGTTATGGGCTCCACAAAGTATATTAAATGCAGGACCTTCCATGCAAACACACGGAAGAGCAAATATGCCACAATACTACGATAATTGTCAAGGTTGTGAACGCATTGCGCCTGATATTTTAAATGCATTTAAAGAAAATCCGTATACTCATAGTTTGTCTAGTGCGGTCTAATATATATTTACTGTATGTGTAAATACTTCACTAGAAGGGTCATTAGTATAGTGTATATTTTTTGTTACTAAAGAATAAGAATCGGTCCATGTGTTGGTGCCATTTGCGCCTAACCAGAATTCACATATAAATCTGCCATTTTCTACTAAATTAATAGGAATTTCAATTGGACTACACGAAATTAAATAACTTCCTCTTGCCCACCAAAAATTAAACCACATAAATCCATCTTTTGCAGGGAAAACCCCTGCTTTTTGTATTTCTGGAAAATTTTGAAAAATAAATAAAGTAGTATCCCAATCTAAGAATGTACTTTTAGTTAATTTTTGTTCAACCAAAGTTCTATGTTGAGATGTGTTCCAATTAACCATGCCTTTGCTATGTAAATAAATAAATATTTGATTTGGATTAATTAGAGCTAATTCTCTAATTTTTATTAAACCCGGAAACTCATATAAATTTTCATATACTTCTGTAATATGAATAGTATCATTAGTAATATGTTGTAATAATAATTTAGCTTCTTGTATTTCATTAGGGGGTCCTAGTAATACAACGTGTAGTGTACTTATTTTTAAAATACCACTATTATAAATATCTCTCATTTGTCCTGTTATAATATTTTTCCATTTTTGTCCATTATACAAATATGCATAATAAACTATATATATAGGTTTGTTTAAAATATGATTAACATTATGGTCATCAATATAATCATTTAAATTCTGGTTATTGTTTAAATTCTGGTTATTGTTTAAAAAGTGATAAATAGCGTTATCTTTGGTACATTTATATATTGTGTCAAATGTATCTCTATTAAATAAAATATATTTTTTCCAATTAAAATTATCTGATACATTACAATATTTTCTATGTTCAAATCTTCCGTGTTGTAAATAATGATTTTCTAATAATTGTTTATTAGATCCATACGCATTAAACAAATCTGGATAATTGTTTGAATAAAAAATATAATCAAACCCTTGAGGTAAATTATTCATGATAAATTTAGGTTCTATTCTTTATATTTAAATATAAATAAAAAATATAAATATAAATATGTAATATTAGAATATAAAAATACTTTTTCAATATTAAATAGCATTTAAATGTCATTAGACATTCATCAAAATATAAAAGAAAAATTAAAATACTTTTATTCGATTCATAAGATACCAAATATTATTTTTAATGGTTCTAGTGGGTCAGGAAAAAGTACTATTGTCAATGATTTTATTTCGTTAATTTACGAAGGAAATAAAGAAAAAATAAAGGATTTTGTAATGTATGTTAATTGCGCTCATGGAAAGGGTATTAAATTTATTAGGGAAGACTTAAAATTTTTTGCAAAAACTCATATTCATTCAAATGGAGGAGATACTTTCAAAAGTATAGTGTTATTTAATGGCGATAAACTAACAATGGATGCTCAGTCAGCATTACGTAGATGTATTGAATTATTTAGTCATAATACACGTTTTTTTATAATTGTTGAGGATAAATATAAATTATTAAAACCAATTTTATCACGTTTTTGTGAAATTTATATTTCTGAACCGGAATTAAAAGGTAAAATAATAAATTTGTATAAATATAATCTTGAAGAAACTTTTAAACTAACAAATTTAGAAAATCAAAGAAGTGATTGGTTAAAAAAAGAAATTCAAAAATCAATAAAACCAACAATGAAACATGAAGATTTGCAATTATTTGTAACAAAATTATATGAAAAGGCTTATAATGCCTTAGATGTAATAAAATTAATTGAAGATGGATGTTTTGCAATAGTTCAAGATAAAAGATATGAACTATTAATAGCATTTAACAAAATAAAAAAAGAAATTAGAAATGAAAAATTATTATTAATATTTGTAATAAATTTTACTTTTTTAGATAATAAAATATCTCTTGAAAATATAACCTTTATATAAATAAATATTTTAATTAGTTTAAATAATTAAAATATTTAATCAAATATGTTTATTATGGATGATTTTAATGTTAGTTCATTGCATGAATCAAAGAATGAGTGGGGTGCACGTTTACTTACAATATTAACTCCCCTGATTATTGAAGGGTTTAAATCTATATTTGACGAATCGTATAAACTTTGTAAAGATAACAATGAAACAGGCAAATATTTAATGACATTTCAAAATTTAATTTCAAGAATTCCAAAATGGAATGTAAGTATTATTGAAACAGAAAAAAAAAGAATTATTGATAAAAGCGGGTGTTCTTATTTAGAAGAATTGGTTACATGTATTCATATAATACAACTTAAATTATTAACAGCAATGCGTGTAGGTAAAAAACAAAAGAAAATTGATATTAATATACCAAAATTAGACGATTTTATTCACAAATGTTATATTAATGTAGCTAGAAAAATTTACAAAAATGTGTATCTATTTGAATTAAATTGCGCTTCTTTACAAACTCAAAAACATAACAGAGAATTGGAAATAATTGTTCAAGAATGTATATTAAATGCAGTAAGAGATAGCATTCCAATAGAAAGTATTTTAAAGGCATATATGGATGAAACAATTGAAGAAGATGTAATTGAAGAAATAAAGGAACAAATAATTGAACCTGTTGTTAATCATGAAACCCAAGCAATATTTGAAGGAAAAGATGGAAATATTAGTTTAAAATTTAATGATGTAGATTCAGTTTTATCGGGAGGTGGAAAAGAAGAATTAGTTAATGCTCCAAAAACAATTGAAAGACTTGAAGAAATAAGTGCATTAAGAAATATACAAAGAAAAATGGAAGAAGATGAAAATAATGATAAAATTAAAATTTTTAACGAAGAAGCACCATTAGATATGTTAGACATTCATCTAATGAATCCACCAGAAGTAAAATTAAATACAGATATTTTGTTAGATGATATTGAAGTTTTAGCTTAAATATTGATATTTTATAATAAATATTTAATGCGTTATTTGAAATTAAGAAAACTAAAAATATATTGTAATATGAATAATATATTTTTAGTAGCAGGAATTATATCAGTAATTTTTTTTATTTTTAAATTTTTAGAAATGCGATATATTAATATTAATGATGAACCAAAACCTTTAAAATTTTTAATTAGAGATTCTTTGTTAGTTTATATTAGTGTTATAATTGGTAGTTTTATATTAGATCAGTTAAAACCAGTAATGAATGAAATAGTTGTTTCAGAAGTTCCATTAGCATTTACAGATAATCCTTCTTTTTAACGCCCAGTCCATACTTTAACAACTGACTTTATAATTTTTTTTTTATTTAAATCATTCTTATAATCATCATAATTATAAGTAAATGCATTAGGAAACTTAAAAATCTCTCCAAACAACGACTTTATTTGGAGTAATTTGGGATATTCTTCACAAAAAATCAGTCCTAAAATTCTTTCTAAAGAACAACGATCTGTTCTATTGTAAATTGAATTCGCTAAATTAGTAATGTTGTATTTATTTTGTAACATTTCTAAAAAACTTAATTTTATGTAACACTGACAACCAAAACAACCATTGAAGGTATCATTTGTATTTGTATTATTAACTTTAAAATTAATAATAATTTCTTCTTTTTTATTAATTTTGTAGAATAAATTTTGATTATTTGATAATGCAGATGCTAACCGAAATGTATTAGGCAAGTTTTCTTTATCATATTTAAAATGCCAAAATGGTAGTACTGACATTTTAAATTTGGAAAAATCTATTCTTTTGTGGATAAATAAACTATCATGTATAATTATAGCATTTTGAAACCATTTATAATTTAAATAATAAATATAAGGAAGTAATTCGCCTCGTCCGGGATATTCTGATTGAATAATTGTTAAATTAGTATATTCAAAATCGGATTTTACAAATTCTGCCTTACTATTATCATCAATAATTATAATTTGTTTTAAAGGATAAAATGTTCTGATTAGTTTGACACATTGATTCCAGTATTGATTTGTTTTTTCTGAATTAACGTGTCTTGTAATAATAAATCCATAGTTTGACATTATTATAATAATATATAATAATTAACTAAATATAACAAGGCAATTCATCAATATTAATCATAATTTCATTTTTGATAATATTTTTACTTGAAACTAAAAATTTGCTAAATTCCTTACGTTCTAATTGTACTTGGGGTGTATGATTATGAACATATCGCGCAATCATTTTATACAATTTAAAATCAGGATAACGTTCAACTCCATTATTTTTATATAAAACATTAATCCCATTGTCATCAATGCACCATTCAACTATTAATTTAACCAACGGAGAACATTCATTTAAATTTTTAATTGTATCAAAATTATCAACAACATAATCAAAAATAGAACAAGCTAATCTACATAAATCAAAACTAAAATTAGGTTCTAACCGAGGTTTTTTATCATTAACATATGGTTCAGTATTATATTGGGTAGCCGCATCTCCGCCAGTTTGAAAACTATCACTACAAAATAATTTTCCATTTAATTTATATATTGCTCTTCCAAAATCAATTAATTTATATATTTTGCCAAATGTGGGAACTTTATATGTTTTTTTCTTATAAGTATAATAGATAAATTTTTTGTTAGTTGGAATGTACATAATATTATTAGTATGAAGATCATTATGAGTAAATGAAAACATTTTTTGATAAGTAATTAACATCATTATAATTTGCATTAAGGCAGAAAACCATTCTTCCTCGTTCAAAGATTCGTTAATAATTAAATCATCAAATGTATTTTCACAATTTTCTGTACATATAACTTGAACAGGAAATTTTGGAAATGTTAGTATGATAGATTCTTCTTCATCTTCATCTTCATCTTCATCTTCATCTTCTTCATCTTCTTCTTCTTCATCATCTTCATCTTCTTGTTCACTAATATCTTCATTATCATTATTATTATTTTTAGTATTATCATCTTCCTGAATATCTTCTAAGTCATCCAAATCATTATCATTTGTATGAGATGACCTTGATGAACAAGTGGACCCAGATTTAAGAGTGTTAGATTTATTTTGATTAGAAACGTCAAAAAAATTAGAATCAGTAATATCTATTAAGTCAAGTCCGATTGTTTTAATATCTTCAAGCGATAATGATTCGCAAAAAATATTTTCAAATATATTATCATCAATTGATTGAACAGATAATACAGATTTTAAACTAGATGAAATTTTTAAAGGTTGTAATATTTTAACTTCGTCGTGAGTCATTAAATGAGAGTAATCTTCAACTTTAAATAATTTGTTTTGTTGTTTATTAAAAAAATCGGATTTAACTAAATAATCAAGGTCGTCAATAATATTAATATTATAATCATTTTTAATAGCTAAGAAAGAACCATAATAATCAAGACCATGTATAAATTTATGTTCGTGTAACACTTTGCTTGTTAAAAATGAGAAAAATCCATCAATAAATGAAGAATTATTAGGTTCGTAAATTTTAGGATGAACTTTAACATTTTTATCAAATGATGGTAAATTAAATAAGTTAGAATCGGCATGATTATATTTTCCAACTAAATATTTGAATGGATCCAATAATGGTGCCATTTTAATAAAAACTTTTTGTGTAGTAGACATATCATCATCCTCAGAAATATGTTTAAGTTTACAAGTAAAAATATTGTCAGGTTCGTCATCAATGTTTTTTAAATCTTTAATATCAGATATAGCCCATTGATGATTTAAATTAATAGAATTCCAATTGGTAGAATTTAATGAAAAAAATCTGTCATAAATTGGGATATAATTTTGAGTATCAGTAAGATTAATTTTTTTGTTAGTTTGAAACTTGTTAAACAAGTTAATATTCTTTCTCTTTTGGTAATTTACTGAAAGGGTCATTTGTCAATAAAAATATTAAATTAAATTATATTTAACTTATTATTTGAGAATATCCTTAATATTTCAAAAAATATAAAATTCGTAAATATAAAATGTTTTAAATGTCTAATATAAATATATGAATTTAGAGTTAAAAAGATTTGATATGAAAAATATTACTTTTAAGCCAAATGAAGCCAAGGGTCCAGTTATAGTATTAATAGGAAGACGTGATACCGGTAAATCTTTTTTAGTCAGAGATTTACTCTATTATCATCAGGATATTCCTATTGGCACAGTCATTTCCGGAACAGAAGAAGGAAACGGATTTTATGGAAAAATGGTGCCAAAATTGTTTATTCATAATGAATACAATACTGCTATTATTGAAAATATTTTAAAAAGACAAAAGGGGGTTTTAAAACAAGTTAAAAGAGAAATAGAAACATTTAGACGAAGCACTATTGACCCAAGAACATTTGTAATTTTAGATGATTGTCTTTATGATAATACATGGGCTCGAGATAAAATGATGCGACTCCTCTTTCTCAATGGCCGTCATTGGAAGGTCATGTTACTCATCACAATGCAATATCCTTTAGGTATACCTCCTACGCTCAGAACTAACATTGATTATGTATTTATTTTAAGAGAACCATATATTGCTAATAGAAAGCGTATTTATGAAAATTACGCTGGTATGTTTCCTACATTTGAATCGTTTAGTCAGGTGATGGACCAATGTACTGAGAATTATGAGTGCTTGGTTATCAATAATAACTCAAAATCTAATAAATTACAAGACCAAGTATTTTGGTA